AGAAGTTATAACAGAAAGAGAGAAAGCAGCCAAGGAATTAAAGCGTTTACCATCTTTTTGGACAACAACATTGAAAGATGAATTATTACTCAAAGAGAAGGTTGCTGCAGGTAAGGCTCGAGTTTTTGAGGCACCACCTTTGGATTCCACCATCTTATTTAAGAAATATTTTGGCAGATTTGGTAATTGGTATCGACACCATGCTGGACCAATTCTATCTCATACTATAGGAGTAGAAAAAGAATCAGTGTGGAAACAATTATACTACTCACTTAAAAGGAACTCTGATAAGGGAATAGCTGCTGATTATTCACAATGGGATGGAACAGTACCTCCAGCAGGCTTTGCATTTTTCGCTAGTGTAGTGCGGAAATATTATGAGAATGCCCCAGAGGAAGAGAACAATGTAAGAGAAGTTTTATTACATGAATTACAACATACTACACAAATAATAGGCACTGGTATCTACCAGTCAGCAAAAGGCAACAAGTCAGGTAATTACTTAACTGATGTTTTTAACTCAGTAGTAAATGTGTGGGCTTGGATGGTATCTTTCCATCGAGTGTATACACAAGAAATAGGAAGAAAGCCGACTCTAGGAGATTGGTTTGACAATGTTGTCTTATATACACATGGTGATGATTGTATAATGTCATTAACAGAAATTTTTGATCCACAATTATTACTTGATGTAATCACAGGCTTGGGATTCAACATCACTTCTGCCGATAAGAAGGGAAGGGTTGAATTTCAACCAGTGGAGGAATTAGAATATCTTAAAAGCGGATTCCGTATTGAACGAGATGTCGTGTTTCCTCCTATGCCGCTTAGCACGTCTGCAAGGGAAGTTAATTGGTGTAAGAGGAGTATGCGAAATAACACTACCGTGAGAAAAACGCAAATTGCAGAGGGAAGGAGATTTGCAGCTTACCACGGTGAAGCCGCACTTAAAGATTTTGACAAAAAATTTAAACAAGCCGTTAAGAAAGAACGAGGACTTTTATTAGATCCTGTGGAATATTTATCTTATGATGTTATTCGAACAGAAATACAAGTCAAGCAAGCTATACAGGATTTTACCAAACAAAATGTTTTTGGCATGAATTATCGAGATTTTAGTCATAGATTTTGGGAGGACGATAGTTTTGTTTTTTAGATAACGGGTTAAAG